TTCGCCGCATGGGTGTGGCTGATGTCGTGGGTGTGGGTGGGGACCTGGCCGTTGGCGCTACCACCCTTAGCGCCCACCGCGTACTTCCCGCCGCCGCCGACAGCGACGTTGTCGGTCATCGGTGGGACATTGAAGAACCCGCCGCTCCCACCGAAGCGCACACCGATCACCGCGAACAGCGCCGGATAGTCGGCGGTCTGATACGGCGAGCCGTCACACAGCAGCCAGATGCCGCCGACCGGAGCGACCGTCCCGCCGAACATCATGATCCCGCCGATCGGGATGATCGTGTCGACGTACTGCTTGGGCGCAGCGTCCAAGGCGGCGACCGGGTTGCCGACCAGTTTCAGCTGGGCGGTCATCGCCACCGTCCCGCCGCGTTCGATCACCTCCGAGTTGATGTGTTGGGCAATACGCGAGAAGTCCGATTGCACCGGTGTGGCGTTGGCCGGAGTCGAGTTCTGAATCTGATACGGCAAGTCGATCTTGGCCATGCGTTCTCCTACGTCCTGAACCGGCGGGTGACGATCTTGATGACGATGCCGTCAACGCCCCACTTCTGCAAGGGCGTGCTCGGCGCAGCGACCACGCGCACCTGCAGCGCTCGGGCGTGACCCATCGGGCCACCGCGCAGCAGCGACGCACCGGCACGAGTTTCGCCCCAGTCGGCGCCACGACCAGACGGATCGTTTGCGCCCTCCTCGGTCCAGTCGAAGCCGGTGCCGCTCGGGTCGTCGAAGCCGAACTCGGTCCACTGCGGGCCGCTCTCGGCGGCGATGTCGACCTGTCCGGTGCGGCGCACCGTGGTCTCGTCGTAGTCGCGGTACTGCTCGACGAGCAGGTTGACGTGGCGGGGCACCTTGCGGCAGATGAACATCGGTCGCCGCCACGACTTGAGACGGTCGGGCCATCCGCCGTTCATCCAGCGGGTGCGGTAGTAGGACTCGAACGGCTCAGAGACGTCGGGGACTTTGATCTCGTCGTAGGCGTCGTCGATCGAATCGAGCACGACCATGACCGCATGGTTGTGGCACCAGAACGAGGCCAGCGGAAACTTGGCGTTGACGTCGGAGCCGTCGATCACGACGGTCACCGCCCCATGCTCGGAGCGGTACATCGACCACGACCCTTGGCCGATGTCAGGGTCGAAGATCAGTAGCGAGTCAGGCTCCGCTGTCGACCCGACCTTCTTGCCCCACGGCACGCTGACCCATAGTCGCCGTCCAGCCCAGGACACGAAGACCAAGTCGTAGGCGAGGACGGCCTCCAACGCCGGGGCGATCTTCTCGCTCATGTACACCGGCTGGCTGCCGGAGTAGCCGTAGATGCCGCCCCTGTTCGAGGCGGAGAAGAAGTACACCGCCGTCTCCGAGCGGGTCACCGACGTGATCGCTGGGCAGCCGACGTTGTTCGACACCTTGATCAGCTGCCAGCTGGCGTCGTCGTAGCCGTACAACGCCCACAGGCTGTTCGTCTTGAAGATCAGCAGGTGGTCGCTGAACGACATGATCGCCGTGATCCGGCCGCCACCGGCGTCGATGTCGATGAAGTCCAGCTGGCGGAAGCAGTCGGGGCTGTTCGGGTGCGACCAGCGGATACGCGCCGGATACAGCGCCGCGCCCTCGGAGATGTTGGCGACGAACAGGTAGCCGATGTGGGTCTCGACGAACTGCGCGTTCGGCACGGTGTTGTGGACCGGAGCGTCGACCTCCGACCACGTCGCCCCGGTCATCGTCGACAGCGCGCCGGTCGCGCTGCGCCGATACGAGGGACCGAACGGCCCGGTGGTGATGTACACGTTGTCGCCCCAGGCGGCGAAGTCGGCCTCGTGTGGCGAGGCGTTGCAGGCCACCCCGGCCACCTCGACGAACACCGCATCATTGGCGGCGGCGTACAGCTTGGCGCCACTGGCGACGTAGACGACCTGCGTCAGGTCGGCCAGGTTGTGGACCATCGCGTTGCGTGGCTTCCACTGGCCGAGGCCGACGCCGGGGACGTCGGTGTTGTTCCATCTCCGCCAGCCCTTGCGGGTGTAGAACCCGCCGCGCGGATCGACGTCAACGTTGAGCATGTCCGGCGACTCGCTGTCACCCAGCTGGAACTGGTCGCGACGCAGGTTCAACCCACCGGTGAAATCGGTGAGGTCGATCGCTTCGAGGCGGTTGCCTGCCATCAGGACCCCGGCGGGATCACAACGAAGCTCGGCATCCCACCAACCGGGCTACCACCGTGCATCACCAGCGGCCGGGCGTGGACCGGTTCCATCATCGTCTTCAACTGCTGCATCAGATCGCGGTTCCACCGGGCCAGGTACGCCGCTTCGAGGACGTCGTCCTCCTGTTGGGCGTAGGCCAAGCTGAGGGCGAAGTAGGCCAGCGTGACGTGCAGCCGGGAGTCGAGATCAGGGATGTCCGACGCGGCGTTGGTCCACACCGGCTGGCGGTAGCCGCGGATCAGCAGGTTGTACGGATCATCCTTGGCCACCCTCGGCCACAGGTACATCTGGCTGCCCCAAATCGAGAAGTACAGCGGGTCCGAGTTCCGCGTCTCGCTCAGCGGAGCGAAGTTCATCTCCGCCGCTTCCTGGTTGACGTTCGTCAGCCGGTAGCCCGACCCCGACGTCAGCACGCTGATCAGGCCGGGGATGTTCAGGTCCGGTGGCAGCGACACCGAGGTGTTCCCCGGCAGCAGCGACACCGACCACGTCGCCTCCGTTCGTGGCCACTGGTTGGTCATGGCCATCGTTCGGTCGAATGCTTCCTGCAGGTAGATGTTGAGGATCGTGTCCGGCAGGTCCGTCTCGTCGACGTCCATCTGCTTCCTGGTGTAGTTGCGCAGGCTTTGAACGTCCATCTCGCTGCTCCTTCTGGAGGAGGCCGAGGTGCCAGCTACACAACTCGCTACCTTCCCTCACGGTACGCAGGCATCGGGTGCCCTTGATAGTGACCACGGCGCACTGGGTCGTACTGACGATCAGCGGGCTGTGGTGCGGGACCCCGTTGGGGTCGATGTACGGAGCGGTCGAGTACAGCCCGGCCGGGCGGACTGAGTCCCCGACCGAACTGACTCGATCCGTCGCATGGACACGATCGCCCCATGCCTGTGCGACCGGAACAACCCCCTTGGCCGCGCCGTTGGCGGGCTTGCGGTAGTTGAACTGCTCGACAGGCATGGGTCTCCGATCAGGGGGCGGCGGTGACGCCGGTCAGCTTGGCCAGGCGCCGACGGTTACGCACCGTCGTGTTGCCGTAGGTGGTGATGAACGACACGCGGGCGTCGAGGACCGACCCGGCCCCACCAGCGAACGACCCGTTCGGCAGCGTGCCGGTCGGGTTGGCCGTCGCCGTGTCCAAGCCGCCGAGACCCTGGGTGAACGGCGTGTGCTTGAAGTTGCGGTCGGAGTGGATCGTCAGGCCGATGTACTTGTTGTTGAGGAACAGCACCGTCCCCGCCGGGCAGTCGGGGTCGTAGTAGATCGGGATGTCCTTGAACATCAGGTTCTGGAACCCGAGGTTCGCCTTCGACGTGTCCGTGTACCGCACCTGCGGGGTGAGGCTCGCCTCGTACGCCTCGAAGACGTCGGAGCAGAAGATCGCGTCCGGCCGGTCCGAACCACCATCGCTGGCGATCATGTAGGTCCGACGGAACAACGCCTCCAACTGGGCGCCGTTCAGCGCGCCAGCGGCAGGCCAGCCACCGGCACCACCGGTGATGGTCCCACCGATCGGGTTGACACCCGCACCGGTCGTCGCGTTGTAGGTCAACGAACGCCACTGGTTCTCCGGTGCCGGAGCGGCAGCCGGGGTGATCCCACCAGCAGCGAGCGTGGCGTCGATCAGCGTGGTGAACGGATCGAAGTCGACGCCCGGCTTGGCCGAGCCGCCGCGGGTGCCGTAGATCATCTTCGACAGGAGGCTCTTGAGGGTCTCCTCGGCCTGCATGACCTTCGCCTCGACGAGGTTGACGACCTGCTCCTTGCCGTTGTTCTGTGCTTCCTCCAGGCCGGAGATGATGATCGAGGCGTACAGCTGGCGCCACGGGTACTGGGCGGCGGAGATACCGGCCTGAGCGTGGACGTCGATCGTCTGCCACTGCGTGTAGGACTCGGCTTCACCCGGTCCGAGCAGCAGCGGCTCGATGATCGAGTAGCCGCCGCCGACCGTGTTGACGCGGCCGTTGCTCATCAGGTAGTTCAGCAGGGGACGACCGTTGAAGATGTTGTCGGTCAACGTCTTCCGGTAGTGATGCATCGTGGTCGACAGGACTGTGTCCCACGTCGCGGGGATGTGACTGGCGAGAGCCATTGCTCACCTTTCGGCTGAGCGCCTCACTGCAATCCGGCGGCGTTGAACGCCGACTCGATCGCTTGGCGCAGGGTCATGGGTTGACCAGTGTCCGCGCGCTCGACGAGTTGTGCCGCACTCCCGGTGCCGCTGGATACGACCCTCGAAGCCGAGGCCGCGGCCTGCCGCTTGGCTTCCTCCGCGGCTTGCTGCTCGCGTTGGACCTGCACGGAGGCATGGATTCGGTCGAAGGCTGTCATCTTGTACACCATCGGGAGTGAGTCAACTGGGAGACCTTGCTGCATGGCGATGTTGATCACCGTGCGGATGTCGTCGTCGGTCGCGTTGTACTGGGTGCGCAGGTCCTGCACCTGTCGATTGACCTGCTCGTCCAAGTCCCGTGCGGCGAGGCGTTCCTCCAGAGCCACCCTGGCCTGACGCTCCTCATAGATCATCTTCTCCAGAGGGTCATCGAACTCGGGTGGCGGCGGTGGCGCCTGTTGGGCGTACCGCTGCTGCAACAGCTGGAGGGTTTGGATCGGGTCAGCCGCCAGCGCTCGCTGGAGTTTGATCCCGAGGTCAGCTTCCTCACGCTGAGCAGCCAGAGCCTGCATTTTGCGGGTGTAGTCCGACTCTCGGCTGTACCCGCGCAGTGCCTCGTTGAATGGGACTTCGGTGTCTTCGCCGTTGGCGCGGAGCCGCACATAGCGGTTGTCCCCGTCGTCGACTTCGACGTATTGACGAGAAGGGGCTTCGGTCGATGCCGCCTGCTCTTGTACCGGTGAACCGATTTCCCCGTCAGATACGGGACCGGCGTCCTGGTCAACCCCGCCTTCCGCGGGGAGCGTGAGTCCGCTGTCAGACACTCAGAGTCCTCCTGGGTTGCTCTTGTGACTGGGGCGGGAGATTACCTCGCCGCGGCACCGCTGCCCAGCATCTGCATCAGCAGTTCGAGCGGGATTTCATCTCCCGGCCCCTGAGGCATCTGCGGAGCGACGAGTCTGCCGGGTGGCATCCCTTGTCCGGCGGAGATCATCTCGGGTGGAATGCCTTGCGGTGGGCCGCCTCCGGCTTCGGGCGGGATGCCTGGCGGCGGCCCACCCCCGGCCCCAGGTGGGACGGCTCCCATCGGAGGCGACATGCCTGGCGGAGGCCCCTGTGCCGGGGGTGGACCTTGCTGTGGTGGCATCTGTTGCTGCCCCTCCTGAGGAGGAGCGGCGACGTTGCCGCCATCGGGCGACGGCAGCTGCTGGTCAGGCGCTCCGCCCTTCGGTGGGATGACGAACTGGGTGACGTCTTTGACGCCGAAGCCGCGCTGGAGGATGTAGATGTACAAGCCGAGCGGGTTGGCCACGCCCATCTGCAGGAACGGCATCGACGCGTCGACCATCTGCATGGCGGACTGGCGGCGGAACGTTTCGTTCTGCGGTTCGGTCGACCCGGCGACGACGTCGTAGTCGAACTCGCCTTTGATGTAGTCGGCGTCGTAGTTGACCCAGGCGCGCGTCGGGATCGTCACGATCCGGGCGACCTGCTCGCCGGTCATGTACTGCTGCATCAGGCCGATGATCCGCTCAGCGACCTGCGACAGGATCGTCTCGACCTTCGCTAGGCGGTCTTGTGCCCGGCTGTTCGAGGCGTCTTGGATCATCGCCGCTTCGGTCGCGGTGCGCTTGATGTTGGTCTGTGCGGCGCCGCGCTGGTAGTCGGAGATGCCCGACACCCGGTCGATGTCGTTGGTGATCATCCCCGACTGGTCGTAGAAGTCGGACGGGGTGATCACCGCCGGGAGCGGGGCGATGACGTTGCTGGGGTTGCCGTCCGACATGACCGGGATCATCGTGTTGTCGATGTCCGATTCGAGGGCGGCGACACCGTCGCGGTCGAAGGCGTCCTTCTCGTACAGCCATTTGCGCTGGAACCGTTTGCGGTGGTTCATCATCTGGCTGCGGGTCTCGTTGAGTTCCAGCTGCAACGACTCGATCTGTGCGACGTCACCGATCGGGTAGAAGCAGTCGGGGACTTCGAAGCCGCGGAGCATGACGAACGGCTGGCCGTAGGCGTAGGGCATCGGCTGCGGCTTGATCAGGAACGCTGCGCTGGCGTCGTCGCCCTCACCGGACAGGGCGAAGGTCGACACCAGCTGGCGCTTCATGTCGTAGAACTCGATGATCTCGACGTACTGACTTTCGGTGCCGGAGATGCCGGTGCGGTCGACGCGCCCGTCGTCGTCGCCGTTGCCTTGCCACCGTGACCATTTGGTGCCGGAGACCTTGCGCCTGGCGGCGGGCTGGTAGCGGTCGTCGACCTTGACGTCGTTGACTGGACGCCAGACGCGTTGAGCGATCCAGCACATCTCTTTGGTGTGGCGGGCGTCGGGGTCGACGAACATGTCGAAGATCGAGATGCGTTCGACGAACGGCCTGTCGGTGGTGACGTACATCTCCGACTCGACGTTGCCTTCGACGTCGTCGCGGTCGTCGATCCCGTAGGTGCTGGCGTCGGTGTCCCCGGTGTTGGTGGTGGCAGAGACACCAACCTCGGCGTCGGGGGCTTTCTTCTCGACGGGCGGCTTGGTGAACTTGTAGCCGATCTTGACCCAGCCGTGGCCGTTGATCAGCCAGTCGTTGACGGAGAGGCGGAACTCCTCCTGATACCGGTAGGTCCGCCAGATGTAGTTGAGGACTTCTTCGGTGACGATCGCCTGGGCGGCGGTGTCAGGCTTGCGCGCGTTGACAACGAACTTCGGGTTGTTCACCGCGACGGCCGGAGCCAACGTGTTGATCGTCGACCAGATCAGGTTGACGATCAGCCGGTCCTGTTTCGAGGCGTTCTCGACCTGCTTGCCGCGGTACAGGTCGATGTACCGGTGCCATTCGTCGTCGTAGTTGTCGGCCCGCCACTGCTTCGATCGACGCACCGCGTCGCGGTAGGTGCGGATCAGCTGTGTTTGGGTGGCGGCCATCAGACTCTTTCGGCGTTGGGGTTCTGTCGAATCTCACGTTCGCGTTCGGCCAGGGTCTGCTGGTGGAAAGCCTCGCGGCCGTAGCCCGTCCCCTTGTAGGTGAAGCCGACCGAGTGAATGTGGCACCGGTAGCAGGTCTTGTGGCCGACGCGGGCCACGTTCTGCCAACAGTCGGCGCACAACATCAGGGCTTGACGCCGAGTTGCCAGGTGGTCCCGTCCCAGTAGGCGGAGCCGTTGGGGTCGAGGTTGACGTACTGGCTGGTGGCCCACGCCGCGGTCTGGCCGAGCGCTCCGAGGCCCCGCAGTTCGGCCAGGTTGTCCGGCACGTCGCAGCCTGCCGGGGTGAACGCGCCAGGCGTACCGGCGGTGCAGCCGGTCGGCGGGACCTTGCCGCCACCGCCGCTGCCTGACTGGGAATGGTCGCCCCACACCGAGTGGGGTACGACCGTGTAGCCACGCTGATACCAGCGGGCGTTCTTGCGGACGTGGTAGCGACCGCCCGGTTGGCGCTGGAGTTCGAGCCGAGTGTTGGCCATCAGTGTCTCCTTGCTCTGACAAACTGGGTTCCGATCGGATTGCGCTCGACTCTATGTCGTGGCGAATCTTCGAGCCTGACCTCCGACCCGTACAGCTTCTTCTCCATGTAGCCGAACGTCCCCGGTCCTGGGGTGACGTGGACCTCGTATTGGGGGAGCCAGACGTGCTTGAGCATCTGGTTGGCGATCGCCAAGCTGATCGTCCGGTCGTCGAACGGTGAGCCGCTCATCCGCCCGGCGTCGTCGCGCACGAACGTGCGCAACTCCCCGATCGTTTCGCGTTCGAGGAGTTGGATGGCGCCTTCGCGCAGCGCCATGTTCAACTCGTCGATGGCCAGCGGCTTGGTGATCTGGCTGGTGCGCCAGCCGAGGATGTCGGTCGGCACGGAGCGCTTGTAGCGCGGCGAGCGCTGCATGTAGATCGGATGGTATTTGGTCCGCTGGATCGCTTTCAGCGTCGTCAAGCCGTGGTTGTTCGACTCGACGCCCATCAGCGCCTGGTTGTACCAGCGACCCAGCGGCGCCAACACTTCTGCCCCGAACAGGTCCGGGTCGATACGCCCATGCCAGGTGGCGACGACCATCCCGTCGCGGGCGTTGATGACGTGCGCCGAGGTGAAGTCGCCGTGTTCCATGCCTTGGGCGGGGTCGGCCCCGACGACGTATTTGCCGTCGGCGTGGGGCATGGCCCACACCTTGAGGAGGCCGTTCTCGTCGGCTACGAACGCCCAGCTGCGGTGCTTGTGCAGGTCCCCGCGGACCATCGGCGGTTTGCAGTCACGTTCGAGGCGGCGCAGCAGTTCGACACCGAACACCGGGCGACCCGACTTGAGGAACGCGTCCTCCGGGTTGTCCGGGTATTCCTGGGCCAGCTGCCATTCGGGCAGGTCTTCTTTCTTCTCGCTGTACCAGGCTTCGGATCGGCCGTTCGCCCACCACGGGTAGAACATCGGCGTGAACCGGTTGGCTTTCTGGACGGCGTTGATCCACAGGTCGTGGAACAGGTTGCCTTCGCCGTTGGCTGTCGACAGGGCGATGACCCGCCCACCGACGTCAGCGATCGGTTCGATCGACGCCCACGCTTCCTCGCTGTTGGGCAGGTAGGCCAACTCGTCGATCACCGCCAGGTACACGCTTTCGCCTCGGGCCGGGTCGGAGGCGGACGGCAGAGATTCGATGTAGCTCTCGTTGGCGAACTCCAGCTTGGTGAGCGTGGCGTTCATCGGCGGGCCGCGGTACAGCATCCATTCGGGCAGGAACCGGTAGGCGTATTTGGCTTTGGCGAGCAGCTTGATGGCGTCGCGTTCGGTGCGGCTGAGCATGATCACGACCCGGTCGCTGTAACCGAAGGTGAGCCACAGGCAGTAGACGGCGACGAGGGTGGAGAAGCCCAGCTGGCGGGCTTTGAGGATCAGCGTGTAGCGCCGCTT